AATAAGCTAAACGACTACAAACATTTGAAACCGCCAGGAAGTGAATTCTTGCCACGCTTAGTAATGATTAGACGTGCCGTAAATGTTGTTTTTAGAAGAGATAGATATGCGTGGCTCAGTTTAAAAAAATTGTTTGTGCAAAGAATGAAAGCAAAGCACCCGGAAGCCGTCAAAAAATGGCCGAAAAATCGTAGACAGTAAGGAGTGAAAAAAATGCTGATTAAGATTGGCGAAACGCAATGGATTAAAGCAAAGAAAATAAATGCGGTGAAATTATCTCAAATAGGCATGAAAAAACAGTGGGAAATTAGCGTGCATACAGACGATAAGACATATATCCATGGCACGTATGATACTAAGGATGAGGCCTTGCAGAATCTCAATTACTTGGCTGTAACCATCAACCATAAAATAGAGGGTAAATACTAGCCCATGGGTGCGGCGGCTGGGTTGTCGAATGGCAGTAGGTTGTGAGAATCCCCACACCGCCGCTTTTTATAAAGGAGTGATAGCATATGAAGCAAACCTGCGATATATGTAGGCATGAAAGCGGAAGTTGTAATCGTCATCTAACAGAGGATAGCAGAACAATCACGATATGCCCTAACTGCTTAGTCAATAGTACAAGTTATCTTGCAATGGTTGCGAGGAAGGCTCACGAACAAGGAAGGTTAATACAGGAATCAAAGCCAACCGCATTGTTTTGGGCAAGATTTGCCAGAAGAAGATTTTTATAAAAGGAGTAACAAATGCAAAAAATAAAACCTTTAGATGCTGCCCGGCTCATAAAGGCGATGTGTAGCAAGCGGAAGTGCTGCAAAGGATGTATCTTTCACGATGTTAACTCCGTTTCACCTTGCAAATTGACAAATTGGCCAGATAGATGGGAGGTTGATTAAATGATTAACAAAGAACAAATCAGACGTATGCTGGACATTGCAGATATTAAGACATCGGCACGGCTGATGTTACTTGTTGTCGAGATTGTAGAACTGCAGGCGGACTTAAAAGCGTTGGAGTCGCTTGTACAGATGCAGTATGATAGTCACGCAGTAGATGCTGCTAAAAATCATGTACGGCAACAGCCTGAGTATATGGAGATTAACAACGAGCTAAAGAAAGCTACAGAAGCTGTAACAAAGGCTATGAGCGACCCAGAAGCACGTTTGAGAGCTATGTTTAATGCTAAATTACGTGGAGATATGTAAATTGGAGCAAAAACAATGAAGATATTAAAATTCTCGCCGATTAAGCGAGAGCAAGGCAGAACAACTTGCCATTGCTATAAGGAAACCAACATCTATGGCGGCAGTAAAAAGCCTATCAGTTTTACAGTCGACCCGGATACAAAAATCTGCTTCTGCAATCACTGCGGCAACATGGTTGAACCTATCGTTGTGCTGGAGCTGATGTGTAACGACTGGCAAGCAAAGGACTATGATAGAGCTAGGAAACAGACGTTAAGATGCTATGAGATTGGTATAAAGTTTAGGCCTTATAAGCGTGTGTTAAAGATGCTGCAAGAACATATGGGACGAAAAAATGATATGATGCCAATTTGCCCTCATTGCCGGGAGAAAATAGATTTGGAAAAGTTAGCTAATGGCGTTTGGATAAGAAAGGAGGAAAAATGATGATTAATTACAAGAAAGCCGAACAGGCGAAAGAACTGCTACAAGAATGTGGAGCATCTTTTATAATTGCCTATAATGACAGCAATAACGATGATGTTGTTTGTGCATCAGGTAATTATATTATCCTTAAAAGCTTGATCATTGGTACGATGGCGCAGGCAGCATTAGGTGTGCGTGGCAAATATGGTGAAGAAATGGCTATGCAAGAATTAATGAGCATGATGACAGAAGCGGCAAAATTAGTTCATTACAATAAGGAGCAAAAAAATGAAACGTGAAAAATTAATTGTTCTGCTGTTTGCATTCAGATATGCAGTACATCGTTTAGGTACACAGGCGTTAGTAGACATTGAAAACGAGCTTATCGCCAATATGGAAAAATTCCCGGATTGGATGTTACAGCAAATGCAAATTTCTCTTGAAGGCAATTTTGAGTATATGCAATACAAACTAGAGGAAACCGGAAGAATCGCTTTAGACGATGATTGCCGCTTTCAAAAGCCGCTGCTTGATGCAGTAAAAGCACAAAGAGCAAAGTTAGCAGAGATTGCCAGAGGTACAACCAATGGAAATATGCTTAATTGATATTGTCAGTTGCACACTGCTTGACGTAGCTGTTATGTGTATAGCTTTATGGATGTTAAACAGGGAGTGGTAATTTGAAATATTTACATCTTGTTGCAAGTATTTGTATGGAAATTCTTGCTATTATGGGTACTATTGGAATCCTGGTTATAATCTGGAGAGATATTTTAAGAGGTTTTTAAGATGATTAAATTTTTACCGACGATTGACGCACCAGCGAACACGAAGCTTCCGCAACGTAGCACACAGTTTTCTGCTGGCTATGATTTTTATGCCCCGACAGATATTTTTGTTCCAGCTGGCGGTGAAAGCGTACTTATTCCGCTGAACATTAAAGCTATTATGCCTGGCGATATGGTTCTGATGCTGTTCATCCGCAGCAGTCTTGCAGTTAAATTCAATTTGTCGCTGGTTAACAGCGTAGGCATTATTGATAGCGATTATGCTAACAACCAGGACAATGACGGCAATATAGGTGTTAAATTCAGAAACAACGGCAGCGAAACTATCATCATCAGAGAAGGTGAACGCTGTGCACAGGGAATCTTCGTCCGTTACTGCGTAACCTCGGACGATGAAGCAAGTGCTGTTCGTGGTGGCGGTTATGGCTCAACAGGACGCTAATCTGTATCTTATTAGCTGGCGCAGTTTGATTTCGGGCGAGGTTGATTTTTACGACAGAGTGTTAGCTTCTTCGCCTGAAGACGCTATAAAGATAGCTAGTGAGGGAGAATTTTCAGAACTTCTTGAGCTGTACGACCCGGAAGCAGAAGAAATGTAGGGAGTGTATAAAATGCCAAAAAGAGAAAAAAGCATTGAAGAACAAATCAAAGAAGAAACAGCTATGCTTATAGACAGTTTTTTGCGGTGGGAACATATCCGGACCTATGGATGCCAAGACCCTTTTTATCCTGACGGCGAAAACATGAATTTAATAAGGAATCATATAATTTACGGAAAGAGCAGACTTGAAGAGCTGTGCACTGATATTCCTTTACCAGCGCAATATTATATGCCGACACCTGAGGAAGTTGACGCAAACTATATGGCTGCCGACGGAAAGTATTACGATTACCGGATGAAAAAGTTTGCAGGATCATATCCCGGCATTACCACTAAAACACCGAATGATATAAGCAACCAACAAGAATTATTTTAGAGGTGATACATGAAAACACCATGCAGAGGATGCGAAGAAAGAAAAATAGGCTGTCATGCTAACTGTAAAACTTTTAACGAATGGAAAACCCAGCAGTGCGAGGTACTGAAAGCTATGTATCTTGAAACGCTAAAGGCTTCACCTACAGCTGGAGCAGTTGCCAGACACAAAAAATGGATAAAGGAGCATAGATAATGAGTGCGTTTAAATCTCCATTTAGTTTTATCGGATTAAAAGATGATAAATACGTTATTGTCAAAGAAGCACCGAAGAATTCAAAAGATAGCTTTACAATGCCGCTCCCTGAGGATAACGTAAATCATCCGAAACACTACACCAAAGGCGGTATTGAGTGTATAGATGCCTTAAAGGCTGCTACCGTTGGCAAAACAGGCATTGAAGCTGTCTGCGTTGCCAACATTATCAAATATTTATGGCGTTACGAAGAAAAAAACGGCGTAGAAGATTGCCTAAAAGCAAGATGGTATCTTGACCGCCTTATCGAAGAACTTAAATAACAGAAGGGAGTAAGCGCATGGAAAATATGACTGTAAATGAAAATCAAAGCACGATAACCGTTCCGCTGGCGTATTTCGAAGACCTTATAGAACGTGTGGCAGAACAGACCGCAAAAAAGACATCTAAAAAGTTGTGTGATGATTTGTACAGCAAAGAAGCACAGCGAAGGGATTTCGACAAGCGGCTGTATAATGTACGCTTGCTGCTAAAGAATTACAGAAGCCTTCAAGAACACGCAGCGTTAAAGACTAGCGAGATTGTCAATATCGACGATGAGCAGATTTCGGCTATCGAAATTCTTGATTCATTCCAAAATCTGAAAAGCATGGGAGCAAATGAGCTAAAGCTTGAAAGCATTATAAGCTCAACCATGCGAACCAAAGTGTTGATAAACTATATGGATGATATGATAGCTCTTTACAAGCAGACCAGGTATAACAGCGGCAAGCAGGAAGATTTGCGCCGGGCAGATGTACTTGACGTGCTGTTCCTTAAACCTTGTCCGCCGGAAGCGTATGTTACCGATATAGTAGCAAGTCTTGCGCAAAAATGGTCAGTAAGCGAAAGGCAGATATGGCGTGACACAAACGATGCCGTTGAGCAGCTAACCGCTTTACTGTTTGGCGTAGATGGCGTAAACCTGCTGGAAGATAAAAAGCGCAGAAGGGCAGCTCGCCTTGCCGAAGAAAAGAATATCGAAAAATAATAAGAAAAAACTCACCTTTTATAAAGAAAATTCTTTACAAAAGGTGAGTTTTATAGTATAATATAAGTGTAGGGAAGATAGAGCGACCTACAAGAAAGGAAGTCGTAAAAATGGATAACAAAATTATTAACGTAGTTAAAAGAATTCAAGATATTGAAACAAAAGCTACAAAAGGTACTGCAAGCAAGGAAGAAATAATTGAGCTTGTTGCATTGGACGAAAACTTAAGAACATACGCTCATGAAAACAATATGGGATATTTCGAATGCTTAGTAAAATGTTATGAAGAATTAAGAAAGGAGAATTAAACAATGACACAAGAAAAAATTTTAAGATTAGCTTTCAGACAGGCGGTACTTGTTTGGGGTGCGTACAAAGATAGAGCAGATAGACTTCCTGGCAATGAAGTTGCTGCACGTAATGAACAACGAAAATGGGAGGAAGTTCAAGAACTTGAAAAGATGCTCAAAGAAATCACAGAAGCTAAATAAAAGCTGATGACAAGGGCGCTCGCCCTTGTAAAGCTGGCAGGCAGACAGTTCAAACCCTGTGCCTAAAGCTTAAACTTTAAGGAGGACTTAAAAATGACTTATCAAGAAAAGCAAGAAATGAAAAAGCTTGCCTGTAAATGCCTGGAAAAATACTTCGGCTTTGCTCCGGCGATGAAGCAGATTGTTCTGCTTGAAAGCGCAAGCAATGGATATACAGTTGATTATCTTCTGTTCCGCATCGGCTATAACGGAAGAGAATTTCAGCTCAGAAGAACATTTACCTGGGGTAAAGATACCGTGGAATATAAATATTGCCGCTACGATGTTATCATGATTGAACAATAGAAAGGAGTAGAACAACATGAAATTAAACTACAAACAGTTAACTTACATTGTAGGTGTGCTGAAAGAAGCAGAATGCAAAGCTTACCAAGAAAAACTAAACAAAGAGTTAGCTTTGGAAGAAGCCAAAAATGATTACTATGCATGGCTTGAGAATAATCCGAATGCTACAAGAGTAGAACAAGCCGATGTGTATGATGAAATTACTGAAGAAGCTGACGAGAGATACCAAAAAGCTGCTGATGCTTACTTGATGGCTCAAGACATTTATCAGGCATTTGCTGAAGGTGAAATTGAAATTTAAGGAGGAAGAACCAATGAAAGAACCTAAAGACATGACTAACGAAGAATTAAAGCAGGAAAACGCTAGGCTGATTAAGATTTACAACAACTCGCGCGACCCATGGCATCATCAATGTTTGAATGAGCACTTTGAAGAGCTGGAAGAAATTGCAGCGGAAAGAGGTATAGAGCTTTAAAAGCTGATGACAGGAGCTTAAGCTCCTGTAAAGCTACCGGGCAGAAGGTTCAAAGTCCTTGCCAATAGCTTTAGAAAGGAAGTCGATTTTATGAACTATGCAATTTTACTGAAAACTGTGGTTGATGCCAATGGCAAAACCAATTCTGTGGAGAAAGTACCATACGAGGGAGCTATCACGCTTAAGTCAATGTATGAACTGTGCGAATGCGAGTACGTCGACATTAAAGAAGTTCCGCTTCAGCTGGTAGAGTTCGACGGACAACTCGGAATCATTCCCGGTGTTACACTGATTTTCGATGAAGAATTTCTTCTGAAAAATGAAAACCCGGTGGCCAATGAGCTGGCAAGTGCTATTTATGGTTACGGCAGATTACATGACCAATGCTTGTGCGGTAACGTGCTTCTGTGCTACACAAACGAAGAAGGCGAATGTATGCCGTTCAGTGAGAGTGAAGCAAACATTGTTGTAAAGTGCTTAACAAGAATCAACAAGCATATTGGAGATATGGAATTTAAGGTCCAAAAACCAATGATGAAATTTATGACTTTTTAGGAGGGATACATAATGTTGAAATACAAAGATTACTCAACCTTGGTCAACGAACAGCAAAAGGAATACGAAAGCTTTACTTGAAGCCAAGAAAGAATATCTTAAGAATTGCGAAGATTGGATGTGATTGATGTGAGAACAAGACAACTTATAAAGTATGTGCTGATGTTGGAAACGCTTCCTCTTGCCGGGGATGAATTCCATGAAATCATGGCAAATATTAAACGCCGTAAAAAGAGAATCAATGCGTTGCGCCAAAAGCTTCTGATGCCGGAAAGCTGTTACCCATACAAACAGGCATAAATAAAAGAACCAGCGTACATCGAAAGGTGTGCGCTGGAAAAAAGATTGGAGTGAAAGTTATGTGTAAAGTAGCAGATAAAAGTTACAAAGAGTTATGTGAAGCGTTGCTGGGGCAAGAAGCTTATAAGGTTTCCGAATTAACGGCACAGAAATTGTATCGCCTGGAAGATACCGACGAGCTGAAAGCGTATGGATTAGACAAACAGAAAGCAGAAGCTTTCTTGTGTGGTGTAGAGTTAGGAAAAAGAGCTTTCACCGAAACTAAAGCTGAGGAAAAAAGACACTGCTGTGATCCGCAAGATTTAGCTGAATTTATGATGCCGAAGTTGCGGTATCTAAATCATGAAGAATTCTGGGTAATTGCAGCAGACAGCAAGAACAGAATTATTGAGGCAAGAGCTATACTGAAAGGAACGCTGACTAACTGTTATGTTCATCCTAGAGAGATTTTCAAGTATGCCATCATGAAAAATGCTGCTGCAATCTTTGTAGCGCATAATCATCCTTCAGGTCTTGCAACACCTAGTGCTGACGATAAAAAGTTAACCAGGGATATTGTTAAAGCCGGGGCAATAATGGGAATACCTTGCTATGATCATATCATTATAGGTGACGGCAGTTACTACAGTTTTCAGGAAGATGAACAAATGTAAGGAGGAAAGAAAAATGAATGCTTATGAAATTATGTACATCATTCGTCCGGAACAAGAAATAGTTGATGATGTTATCTTGAAGTTCAACAACTTAATTGCTTCTAATTGTGGCGTGGTTGATAAAACAGAATGCTGGGGAGAAAGAAAAATGCCCTATGAAATTCAGGACTATGAGAGCGGTATTTATGTCCTGGTTACGTTTCATGCAAGCAAGAAGTGTGTGCTTACACTTCACAGAGCAATGGATGTTACCGAAGAAGTGCTTCGGCATATGATTTTTAGAAAGGGGGCGTGCTAATATGACACCTTTTGATAAATTTAAGGAAACTGCTGCGCTGGTTAATCTTTGGATAGCAGAAGAAAAACCTAAAATTGAAAGATTCGGCTGCCGAAACTGTCAGTCCGCTCATTCAACGCATGAACGCTTTGACAGATTCTTTACGAACCAATACGGAATTTGTAACTGCTTGCCAAACTGGCGCACTCCAATAGCTCGCATTGACGAATGCCCTAAAAAGAATAATCCCAGAGCTGGCAAGCTCAGTTCTATTTGCAAAGTTAACACGGAGGTGTAAAATGGCTAATATTTGTTTCAACGATATTACAATGGTTGGAGATAAAATATTGCTGCAAAAGTTAAGAGATGATATTGAACGTTTCTTGGACGAAAATAATGGCAGCATTTATAGCTACGGCAATGAGCTTTACCCTGGCAGCAACTATGAAGGGTGGTTCGACGATGTTGGAGATGTAACAAAAGCCAACGAGGAAGAATATTCCTTGCGGTTCACTGTAGACACCAAATGGACCCCGGCAATAGACTTTTTCGTAAGACTGGCAAAAGATAAAGGATTTAAACTTTTCTATGCTGCCGAAGAACCTGGCTGCGAGCTTTATCAAACCAATGATGTTAACGGAGAGTTCTACGACGAAAGATATGTCTTGTATTGCAGCTGGGGCGAAATAACCTATTATAGTTCAAAGGAAGATTTAGTTGACGGAATAGCGTTTATGTTCAAAAGACAAGGTTATAAGGTTTTCAACAAAGAAAGCGCAATGGAATGCAGCATTAAGGAACTTGAAAAAATTGGCAGAATATTCCTGGTAGACGGAACTAACACATGGTTTGACATAGGAGAATTTGAAATAGTTCCTACCGATGAGCAATAGAAAGGTAGTGGTTAACGTGAAAACATTGTATTTTGAAGGTGCTGGATGGGAAAAGGCAGAGCGCAGCATCAACACCATAGGCAACTGCCGTGTTAGAACAGCATTTCACCTCGATAACGGCAAGGGCGTTTATCTTGAAATTGTTTGCGGTGAAATGCTTGGCGAAAGAAAGAAGCTTTATGGAGGCTTGCAGTATGTAGGCTTCGTAGACTTCTTATTCTACATTACGGATGAAGAGCCGAATGATGACTGCAATAAGCATAAATTGCCGGATATGCGTAACACTCATTTTGCTTATGACTTCGATTCGATTCTTGCTTTTGTAAACAGTTTAGGAGCATCATTTGATAAAATATGCGTACTACCAGACCTTGCCGGATACAGAGTACATTCAGATGACAGTGAGAAGCGATACAACTATGCTGACGAGTTTACGCCAGACTGGGAGGTTATAAAGAGAGCAAAAGAAATTCGCGAATACTTTTACCAGCTGGAGCAATCAGAAGGCAAGAAGTTCCCTAACTTCTCTCTGTACAATGACGAAGGCGACAAGACAAAGTTTTACTTGATCAGGCATTATAACGGCTATAATAAGAAATGGCTCATTAATGCGTCAAGCGATTCGTGGTTAAACACGATGATTGAAGTATCTTAACAAAAAGCCTGCGGGAAATCTCGCAGGCAATATTTTTATAAAAGATTATATTGATTGCATAAAGAGAACACTGTATAATGATAAGAGATATAATAATTAAGGTGGTGCTACTATGTCAATAGAAAACAAAATCAAGGTATTAATCGCTTCAACAGGAAAAAACCAGGCTACATTAGCTAGGGAAATGGGCATTACGCCAATGTCCCTGAACTACAAGGTTAAAAAATGCAAATCACTTAAGCTTCTGCTGGAGCTTGCAACTGCCTGTGACTTTGAGGTAGTTCTGCGCAAGCGTGACGGCAGTATTGAGTATGAGGTGACTAGAGAAGATTTAGAAGAAAACTAATATTTTATAAAGAAAACTCTTTACAAAAGCAGAGGAATATAGTATAATATAATTGTAGGGAAGATAGAAAGCCTACAAGAAAGGAAGTCAGTTAAGATGTTAGAAAAGAAGATCGCTGCTTTAAAGAATATGAGTAAAGAGGAATTAGTGAAAGAGTATGAAAAAATGGTAATGTACAATACTCAACACCTGGAAGCTTGCTTGGGTAAATCTGGTCAGTATGAAGAAGCAATTAAGGCGGAAATTCTCAGCCGCATGAATTAAGGAGGGAGTAAATCATGAAGATAGGTCAAGTCGAGTTCACCTGGCGTGCACATCGTCAGGCGTGTGTTGTAAAAATTGGCGGTGAACAAAGAGTTTTCCGCTTCAATAAGAAAACGACTCGTAAGGAGCTGTTTGCGAAAATTCGCTCCTTAATTGCAGAAGCAGCTGGTACCCAAAAGGTTTGCCAGCATTGCGGTAAGCATTACTTCGGTGTAAACTCGCACAACTTTCTGTGCGGTGACTGTGCTCAGAAAGCTGCTGACATACATCGTGAAGGCGTTGGCAATATTAAAGAGTTTTCCTTCAGTGAAGCTTTACAGTACATTCCTGAGGGCGTTAATCCAATCGAATATGAGCGTAAAATCGACGCAGAAATTCGCGCGGAACGTCAAGCGTTGGTAGACTTGTGGAAACAAGATGACCAAGCGTGGAATTTGTACTGCTACGGAAAGAGGGCGAGCAAATGAAGTACGAAGTAACTTTTTCATGCGGTCACACCGGAACGGTACAGCTGTACGGCAAAGGTGATGAGCGTGAACGTAAGATTCGTTATTTTGAAGAATATGGCGTATGCTCCGAGTGTTACAAAGAGCGCCGTGCTATAGAAGCAGAAATTGGCTGCAAACATGTAACAATGTTCTACAGGACATATAAAACTGATTATAGTTTCTGCGACGTTTTAAACGATTCTTACGATAAGCAGGAAAAAACTATTACGGTGTTAGTTCCGGAAGCGTTGGCAGATTTTATAGATGCTAAAAATGAGGGCGGTGCTACACTGTTTAATGTAGCTATTAAGATTGCTACCAATAACAAAAACAAGGAAGGAAAGCATTACGCAGAGTGCTATGAGATAGTCAAAGCCTATATCAAGGAACACGCAGACTTTGCCAAAGAATTACAGGCGTATATGCAACAACAATATAGATAAGCAAACCGAAAGGGCGTGATCATTTGAAGCCGGAAGATATTATCAAGTCTTACAATGCCGAAGGCAGCATTAAAAAAGTAGCTGCACTGTTTCGCGTTTCAGAGCAGAAAGTCAGAAAGGTTCTCATTGATGCCGGAGCATATGAAAGTGATATGTCCATACAGGTAAATGATTTGCATGAGCAAGGTTACAGCGTAGAGAACATAGCCGAAAAGTTGCGTGTAAGCAAGAGCACTGTTTTAGCATATCTGCCATACACCAAAGGCGTGTATCTTGGCGAAAATCCTTCCAGCAATGCTCTTAAAATAAGAAAGTGCAGAGCTAAAAATGGATAAACCTTTACATGATTTGCTAAATGAGTATATAGCAGCTTATAGCAAAGGTGAAGATAACCTAAGAGCGTTTTGGGAGTATGTTATAAGCATAGGAGCTTATGAACAGATGCGCCAGCTTGCTGTATACCAGGATGTTATTTTTAGCTACAAGAAAGACCAAACAAAGCCTGCCTGTAATGGCTACTGTGAAAAAGCCTACACAGCCGAAGATGCAGAGTTTGCCAGGATACAAATAGAGCACCTTTTAAAATCATGTCAGTAAGGTGTCATTTACAAGGCAATTAAAGGAATGATATAATTAAGATGCAACAGTTGGATGATAAACCCTTCTCCTAAAAATATGTTGTGTACTCAAAAAGCCGCCTACAAATGTAGACGGCTTTTTAGGTGTGTAAAATATAACTGATGTTTTATAAAGAAAACTCTTTACAAAAATAGCGAAATGTAGTATAATATAAATGTAAGGGAGATAAGAAAACCTACAAAATAAAGAGTGAAGGAAGTCGGTTAACATGAAAAATATTTTTGAAGAAGCTTATCAAAAGGAACTCCAAGCAATAGCTGCGTTTGATGCAGCAAAAAATGACGAAGAAAAAGAAAAAGCCAGAGAGCTTCATAATGAAACCTTTGGACAGATAGGTAGCCTTGGAGAATTTGCTGTTCACATTTGGCGCGAATATGAAAACTCTAGAGAACATGGCAACCTCAACCTTGATCTTTCCGAAATTGTTTGGGACCGTCAAGTTCCTAAAATAGTGGCTTGCATGAAAGCAAACGGAATTGAAAGATTCACCTTTTCAGGTACCTACACTGAAGCAATTAGAACTGCTTGGCTGTTTCAGCAAGAAGGTTGCGTTCTTGAAGGATTTGTTGAAATCAACAGCAGATATACCGATGCTTATGGAGATAGCTTAAAAGTTCCTGCGTTACAGTTTAGAGTAAAATAAAAGCAAGGCGGTACAAAAAAGTACCGTCTTTTTATAATTGTTTTTGAAAAAACACTTTACAAATAAACAAAACTGTAGTATAATATAAGTATAGAAAGGAGGTACAAAACGTGGATGAGGATTTTAAAAATGCAGCTGAAACTGTTTATTTCCTGGTAAACGCTATATTGGTAGCAATGCAAATACAGGAAAAAATTAAAAAACAGCAAAAAAAAGCAGCAAAAAAGCCCCCTGTAAATCGCAAGAGCAAGAAGCGTAAATAAAGAGGGCAGCAGGTAGGACGAGCAATCGTCCTCCTGCCTATATTCTACCACGTTTTAACAAAAATGAAAATACTAATTTGGTTGTTCACTATTGGCATTGTAGTCGAAGCAGTAAGAAATTTTCCTCAAATGAGCCTGCATGAATGGGTATTGTGGGCGCATGGCTTAGCTAGTGGAATTGTAGTGTTGTATTGGTGGATAAGTAGGAGTTAACATGGAAAGTAAAAAATGGGGCGGTGTTCGTGAGGGAGCAGGCAGACCGAAAGGAAAGACTGCTGCTGGCGAACGCAAGGGACGCAATATTAGAGCGTTCGATGATGAATGGGAGCTTATAAAGCAATTCGCAAAAATCGTCAAAACTGACCGTCAGCGAGCGGAAGAGTTGCTAAAATTATTATAGTTTTATTGGACAGTGTAAAAAAACACTGTCCTTTTTTATTGTAAAAAGATGGAGGTACATCATGGATTTAAGAAACAAAATTACATTAATGGCGTTAACAGACATTATACCGTATGAAAACAACCCAAGAAACAACGAAGAAGCTGTTGAAAAGGTTGCCAACTCCATTAAAGAGTTCGGCTTTAATCAGCCTATCGTAGTTGACAAGGATAATGTTATCATCGTTGGTCATACACGCTATCTTGCTGCTCAGGAGCTAGGTTTAACTGAAGCTCCGGTAATTGTTGCCGGAAACTTATCAGATGAGCAGGCAAGAGCTTATCGCCTGGCAGATAACAAAACAGGCGAACTTGCTGGCTGGGATTTTGAAAAGCTGGCGTTAGAGCTGGAACAAATCGAAAGTTTAGATATGGGTGAGTTTGGGTTTGAATCACATGATTTAGGCGGCGAAATAGGGGATTTTTTTGAGAATGCTCCTGCATCCAACGGGAATGAGCATAAGCCTAAAACTGTTACCTGTCCGCATTGCGGTGAAGAATTTGAAATATGAAACTGTATTTGGCTGGCGGTATGGGCTACCGTGAGTTACTATTTGGGGGGCAATAATGGATTTGTATCTTGCAATAGGCGGTGGACAATGGAATAAATATGTTGCTCCTACGTTAAAAAATTGGAATGGTGAACATAATGAAAATATTCTTAGCGGCAGCCGGGGGGGGGGATGGAACTGGTTCCAAAGAGCATTTTGGCCAGATCAAGAGAACATAAAAGCAAAGGAGAGCATCCCTAAAATGAAAATTCATCTTGCAGGGGGAAAAAGCAGAGCCGAAATTTTGGCTGAAGAATCAAAAGTTCTTCGACCGTATATCCTTGAATCTTTCCTTATGACAACGCCGAAATCAGTACAATACTTGCCGCTGTATAGTGATTATATGCTCGATTCTGGAGCATTCAGCATGTTGATGGGCAATGCGAAAAAAGTTGATTTAAAAACTTATGTAGATTCTTATATTGCGTATATCCAAAAATACAATGTGCAGAAATTTTTTGAGCTTGACATTGACCCTATTGCAGGCTACGAAGAAGTTTTGAAAATCAGAAAATACATTGCTGAAAAAGTTGGAAGGTCACCGATTCCTGTATGGCATAAAAGCCGTGGCATGAAAGATTTTATTGAAATGTGCAAGCGGTATAAGTATGTTGCAATAGGCGGTTATGTTAGCGGCGAATTTACAAAAGGTGAAGTTGAAAAATTTCCTTTGCTTATCAAAGAAGCACACTCGCATGGAGCTAAAATTCACGGTTTGGGATTTACTCAATTAAAATATTTGCCGCGCTTTCATTTTGACAGTGTAGATTCTACTGCGTGGGTATCTGGAAATAGATTCGGGGCAGTATATAAGTTCGATGGAAAAACGATGGTTAAATATAATAAGCCTACTGGTATGCGAGTAAAAAATAAAGAAGTAGCTATTAATAATTTTGTAGAATGGGTAAAATTCCAAGAGTATGCAAAGACTCATTTTTGAAAAGAGGTAATAACAAATGAAAAAAGCAGTTGTTTTATTAAGCGGCGGTGTAGATAGCACTACTTGTTTAGCTATTGCAGTCAAAAAATATGGTACAGAAAAAGTTTTGGCCTTATCTGCTTTTTATGGACAAAGGCATAAAAGAGAAATTGAAAGCGCAAGAAAAGTCGCTGCTTTTTATGGTGTAGAGCATAAAGAAACTGATTTGTCGCTGGCGTTCTCTATGAGCGATTGCCCATTGCTGGCTAAAAGCAAGCATGATATTAAACATGAATCCTATGCAGAACAACTTAAAGAGCTTGGCGGTGAAGGTACTGTTGATACTTATGTACCATTCAGAAACGGTTTATTACTTTCTTATGCGGCGGCTGTTGCTGTAAGCGTAGAAGCAGAAACTATTTATTATGGCGCTCATGCTGACGATGCAGCAGGGAGAGCTTATCCAGATTGTACGCCCGAATTCGCTGACTATATGAATAAGGCAATTTTCGAGGGCAGTGGACGAACCACACATCTTGAAGCACCGCTTATCAATCTAAATAAAGCAGGCGTTGTTAAGCTTGGATTAGAGCTTAACGCACCATATCAGTTTACATGGAGCTGCTACGAGGGCGGAGAAAAGCCTTGCGGAACTTGCGGAACGTGTATTGACCGTGCGATGGCATTTGAAGCTAACGGCGTGAAAGACCCTGCGTTGGAGGATTAATATGTATACAGTAACAAAACGATTAGAAATTTCGGCAGCACACCAACTTTCTTTAAATTATGAAAGCAAGTGTAAAAATTTACATGGCCATAATTGGATTATCTACGTAACATGCCAAAGCGAAACCTTAGACGCTAACGGCATGGTAGTAGATTTTAAGCATATCAAAAACATTGTTTCTGATGTACTTGATCATCAATACTTAAACGACGTGTTACGATGCAATCCGACGGCAGAAAACATTGCTCGTTGGATTTGCGAAAAAGTTCCGCATTGCGTTAAGGTGTCGGTACAGGAAAGCGAAGGGAATGTTGCTGTGTATGAAATATAATGTGGTGGAAATATTTAAAAGTATCGAAGGAGAAGGAAAGCGAACCGGCTATCCTTCTGTATTTGTTCGTTTGGCTGGCTGCAACCTGCGTTGTAGTTATTGCGATACAATCTATGCTCAACGATTCGCAGATGCTGCCAGCAGTTTTAATGAGCAGGAGCTTATGGATGAGATAAGCGAGTATAACTGCAAGCGTGTAACGATTACCGGCGGCGAACCGCTCCTACACGACTTACAGCCACTCATTGAGCTGCTACACAAAGCCAAATATGAGGTAAATATCGAAACAAATGGTGCTGTACCGCTTTACAAAAAAAGGTTAAGCGGTATTTTTTATACCATTGATTACAAGTGCGGCACGTCTGGCGAATCTAATAAAATGCTAATGGATAATTACAAGCACCTTAACGCAAAGGACGTTATAAAATTTGTAGTTGGCAGCAAAGAAGATTTTAACGACGTAGACCAGGTGCTTGACTATTGCAAAAAAATCAAATGCCAGGCAAAAGTTTACATCTCGCCAGTGTGGGGCGCAATCGAACCTGCGGAGCTTGTAGAGTACGCAAAAAAATCGCCGCATAACATCTGCGTACAAGTGCAGCTTCATAAAATTATTTGGGATAAAGATAAAAGGGGCGTGTAACATGGACGCTAAAAAGCTAGAACAAGCCGCAAGGCTTATTATTGAGGGCATCGGCGAAAACCCGAACCGAGAGGGACTTCTTGAAACTCCTAAACGGTTCGCAAAAATGCTAATGGAGCAATTAGAGTACGCCAGTATTAGTAACGACGAAATCGCAAAAAAATTCAACAAATGCTTTTCCTGCGATAATGATGATATGGTAGTGCTAAAAGGCATCAACTGCTTTTCTTATTGCGAGCACCATATCGCACTCATGTATAACATGACTGTTGATGTAGGCTATATCCCTAACGGTAAAGTTATCGGCATTAGCAAAATTGCACGTATTACTGACGCAGTAACAAAACGTCTACAAATTCAAGAGCGTATCGGCAAGGAAATTCGCGACATTCTTACAAAAATTTTAGGGACAGAGGACGTTATTGTAGTTATTCAAGGCGAACACTCTTGTATGACTGCTAGAGGAATTAAAAAGCCAGGAGTAAAAACAAAGACTGCTTCTTGTGGTGGACAATTCTTGGTAAACGCCGAACTGCGAAAAGAATTTTACCTTGTAGACAGCAAATAAAACCTAAAGAAAGGACAGGTGTTTTAATGTGCCAGCACGAGGAAATGTTAGCAATTTAAGGCCTGTCCGAAGCAAGGATGAAGCAAGGAAAAGAGGAACTGTTGGCGGCAAAAAATCCGGTGAAATAAGACGGGCGAAAAAAAACTTACAGCAGATAGCAAAAACGATACTTGAATCACAAGTACACGACGATAAAGCAAAAAGCTTTTTACACGCTTTCGGCTTAGACGAGCAAGATCAAAACTATCAAGCCTTAATGATAGCAAAGTTGCTTAACAAAGCTTTAAAAGAAAGTGATGTTAATGCAATTCGCACTCTTGCTACATTGGCAGGAGCTGACGGAGGTATATTGTCGCTGGCGGAAGATGCAAGCGTTGAAACAATAGACGCTTACCAATCTATCTACATTCCAAATAACGGCAGAGATACATTTGAGCCTCTGTATCTAACTCCGCAACCGGGACCGCAAACAGCTTTTATGTGTTCTTCTGCTGACATAGTGATTTATGGTGGAGCAGCTGGCGGCGGAAAAACCTTTGCACTTCTCCTGGAAGGATTAAGGCATAAAGATATAGCAGGATTTAGCGGCGTTGTGTTTCGAAAAAATTATACTCAAATCACAGCTTCAGGCGGTTTGTGGGATGCTGCTAACAAAATATATGGACAAGTGCAAGGCGCAAAACCCAAGAAAACTCCAAAACTACATTGGTTTTTTAGTCCTAGTGGAGCAAGAATTCATTTTGCGCATTTGGAGCGTGACGAAGATTTGCAAGGCTGGCAAGGCTCAGAAATCTGCTATCTAGCTTTTGACGAGCTGACTCATTTTAGCCGTCACCAATTTTTGTACATGCTTTCTCGTAACCGTTCAACGTGTGGTATCCGTCCTTATGTAAGAGCGACGTGCAACCCGGACAGCGATAGTTGGGTAGCTGATTTTATTTCTTGGTGGATAAATCAAGATACAGGCTATCCTATTTATGAGCGCAGCGGTGTTGTGCGTTATATGTGCGTCCTAAATGATACGATTTATTGGGGAAGTAATCCGCATGAACTCGCAAAGGAACACGGCGTAAATGTCGAAGAATGCAAGTCGGTTACGTTTATAGCGTCTAAACTGACAGACAACAAGGTTTTAATGGCTAAAGACCCGTCGTACATGGCTAACCTTAAAGCGTTGGCAGAGATTGACAAAGAACGTCTTTTATATGGCAACTGGAAAATCCGTCCTGCTGCTGGCATGTACTTCAAAACAGAAAACTTCACTTTTGTTGATGCTGCACCCAAAAATATCGTTGCTTATGCACGTTCCTGGGACTTGGCAGCAACAGAGCCTACGCCGCTTAACCCAGATCCGGACGCAACAGCAGGCGTGTTAATGGGACTGCTTGACGATGGCAGAGTAATCGTTCTTGATGTGAAACGCAAGCAGATAAAGGCGAATGACGCTAGGAATCTTCTGCGTAACATGGCAGCGATTGACCATGGTAAATATAAATTCGTACAAATCACCATACCGCAAGACCCAGGGCAGGCAGGCAAGGCGCAAGCTCAAAGTCTTGTATCAATGCTTGCAGGATATTCGGTAGAGATTGTATCGCCGACAGGCAGCAAAGAGGTTCGTGCTACTCCATTTGCTTCACAGGTGCAAGCAGGAAACGTCCTTATCCTTAAAGGTGAATGGAATGATATGTATCTGTCAGAACTTGAATCGTTCCCGGAAAGCAAGCATGATGATATGGTGGATGCGTCAAGTGATGCGTTTAACAAGCTCATGAATTCACGCAGCTGGGGCGGCTTAACGAGCTAGGAGGAATAATGGTAAAAAGAAAAGATAATTCAATTCGTGCAGATAGCGGCTTTAAAGATGCTTTCATTGCACGTAAAGCTCGAAATTATGAAGGTCTGCTAAATGAGCGAAAGCTTACAGACCTGACGTTGGCTACAATGTACAGGAACGCCCTTGTGCGCAGGATTGTTACACTTGTTGCCGATGATGCTATGAAGAATTTTATAGAAATCGAAGGCGATTCTGACGATTGTATCTTGCAGGAGCTTGAAACGCTGTTTGTTCAGGAAAAGCTTACAGAAGCTTTATATTGGGACAGACTGTTCGGTATGTCTTGTGCTCTTATCCTTGCTGACGATGGGCAGGAATTAAGCGAGCCTATTAATATCAACCGTTTACGCAGGATTAACGGATTAGAAATTTTTGACAAGCGAGATATTTACCCGGACACCACCTCAATTTATCTTGATACTGATATTCGAGATGCGAACTTTGGCAAGCCGGAGTTTTACATGATTTCGCCACCAAACGGAAATCAGTTTAAGGTACACAGAAGCAGACTGCTTATTTTTGACGGCGAAATGCTGCCGAAGATAGAGCGTATTGCTAATAATGGTGCTGGCTTATCCTGCCTGGATGGTGTTCCGGCTGCGCTAAACCGTGTAAAAACTGCAATGAATAAAACAATCGACATAATGGACAAGGTTAGCACGTCGCTGTTAAAGCTTGAAGGTTTAAGCAATTTGCTGGCAAGAGAGGACGGCACGCAAGCTGTTATTCGGCGTTTAGAGCTGATAGACTACTCACGCAGAATTAATGGCAGTGTAGCCGTTGACAAGGAAGATGAATACGGCATTTTCAACATTCCGCTCACAGGCTTGACGGATATTATTCAAGAGTTTGAGCAGGCTTTATGCGCTGTTACCGGGTATCCGTTTACTGTATTGTTTGGGCGTTCTCCAGCTGGCATGAACAGCACAGGCAAGAGTGACTTGCAGATTTACTACGATACAGTCAGACGTATTCAACGCAGGAAAATTCGTCCTGCGTTAGAGTATCTTGTGAGACTTATTCAGCTTGCGAAAGAAGGGCCGACCAACGGCAAGGAACTTGAAAAGTGGAGCATTAAGTTTAAGGCAATCGAACCGCTAAATGATCTGGAGCAAGCCAATGTTGACAAGACACAGGCGGAAGTAAGAGCTGCCGTTGTTAAGCTTGTTTTTGACTTGGTTGATAATCAACTGTTAGACGCAACGCAAGCACGCCAATACCTTAAAGAGCGTGGGGATATTCCAGTTACAGAAAGTGAGCTGGATTTAGATGATGAAGAAACAGAAGAAATCGATACGCTACCTTAAAGTAAAGAAGCGTCCGAAATATCCAAAGAATTTTGAGCGTGATTATTATCGCGTCCTCAGAGCCGTTGTAAGACGTTTAAAAAGTGCCACGAATAACAATATACCTATGCTGGCATATTCGTTGCGCCAGGACGATGACAGCACTGTTACAGATGCTTTCGTTCAGGCGATACTTGTCGAGCTTTTAAAGAGCATGACTATCGAGGATGCTATAAGCGAATTAGAGCTTATTCTTGCTGGCGTGTCCAGCGTTGTTGATGCTAATGTTATTAGTGCTTTTGCAGAAGCAGTCAGCGTTGATGTGTTTCTAAATGATTCAGCCTTACTTGATACAGTAAAAGCGGAATGGAAAGCGCAGCAGAGCAGGCTTGTGGACAGCATAGTAAATACCTACATCGAAAAACTGCAAATTATTGTTAGCAATGCTGTTCAGCGTGGCACTGCTATGAGTGAAGTTAAAGAAGAAATCAAGGTACTGCTTAACACTACCGACAAGCGGGCGAAATTTATCGCAAGGAACGAGGTAGGCAATCTAAACGGCATTATAACAATGCGTAGACAGGTTGATTGTGGCATAGGGGTGTATCAATGGTCATCGTCACATGATGAACGTGTTAGACCTTCTCATGCTGAAATGGATGGAAAATACTTCTATTGGAACAGCGACAAGGTGGGTGAGATTAACGGCATAAAGGTTTATCCTTCTCCAAAATATCATCCGTGTATGGATTATAACTGCCGTTGCGTAGCATTACCTGTTATTGACCTGGAGCAATGGAACATGACAACAGCAGTTCCAATGGGTAGGGTGGATGTAAAGAATTAAGTTAGAAGGCATATGCAATTTGTCGCATATGCTTTTTATATACCCCAAAATAAGGAGGTGAATTTTTTGGGAAGTGTACAACGATATGAACGTATTGATTCATGGATGTTTGTTAGCGGTGCAGTTACTGACGCTGACGGCTTCTTGCGTGATTCTCCAATCGTGGCACGTACTGGCATCTATATCTACCAACAGCCAGACGGGACTATTAGACGAGAGTACAGACCGCCGGAGGAAGTATTTGATGCTGACAGTGAAGCAAGTTTTGTCGGCAAGCCTATTGTGGTAGGACATCCTGCCAGCGGCATTGTAAACAGTGATACCGCACAAGATTTAGCCATTGGTACAATTCTGTCCAGTGGCTATCCGAAGGACGAAACAAATATTGCCTGTGACATTGTTATTCATAATCCCTCTGCCATCGGTGAAAAGCGTGGCTTGTCTTTAGGTTACAGAGTGGATGTTGAAGAAACTCCAGGCACCACACCTGACGGACAGCAATATGATGCTATCCAACGCAACATCCGTATCAATCATTTAGCCGTTGTTGATAGGGCACGTGCCGGAGCAAAAGCACGGCTTAATCTTGACGGTGACGAAATTATCGAAGGAGTAGAAATGAAAATGAAAATTAAAATTGATTCTGTTGATTTTGAAGTTGACGAGAAAATTGCCAACTACGTCAACTCTCTGCAAAACAAAGAAGAAAATGCTCGTGTAAAGCTTGATACTGCTAACACTGAGCTTAAAACTGTAAAAGAACAAAATACCACTCTTAAAGCTGATGCTGACGCTTTAAAAGCTAAAGCTGATGCAATGACCGCAGAGCGTGATGCTTTGAAAGCTAAAGTTGATGCTGCTGACGCTGAAAAAGAGAAAGCTGTAAAAGAGGCTGTTGAAGCTGTAAAGGCTGATATGCAGGAACGTGCGGAGCTTGAAGAAACCGCAAAAATTGCTAAGGTTGAAAAAACCGATGGCTTAACCAACGCTGAGTTGAAAGCTGGCATTGTTAAAGCTGCTTTCGGCGAAAAATTTAAACTTGACGGTGCATCTGATGCTTATCTTGACGGTGCATATTCTGCTGCGAAAGAGATGCTTCGCAATGATAACGCAAAAAATCAAGCCTTAAAAGCTAAAGGCGGTGCTGAAAAGCAAGAAACTAAGAATGATTCTGCTAACGATGCACGTAGCCGCATGATTGCACGTATGCGCGGCGAAGAATAAGAAAGAGGTGAATACAATGGCAATTACTAATTATGCATTAACCATGGACAAAGCTTTTGCTGGTGCGCTGTATGATTTGTCCTCTCATACTGTAGATTCCTTTGCTGTTGAAGAAGCTGACGGTATTGGTGCTGCTTGCGCCGTTATCCGTGGTACTGACGCAGAGCATCAGGTGAAATCTCCGTCCGCATCTGGTGACGGTGCGAAAGTTATCGGCGTTACTTTGCATACTCATATTGAGCCGCCTGAAGCTGGCAAAAAGTATTATCCGCAAAATTACACTGTTCCTGTTGTAACTAAAGGTCGTGTATGGGTAACTACTGGAGGTGCGGTTAACGCAGGCGACGAAGCTCATCTGAAACTTGCTGACGGCACTTTTGTTAAAGATACTGTTGCTGCTGGCACTATTGAAGCTCTTGGCTGCGGTGCTAAATTTATTACTTCCTGCGATAAAGCAGGCTTGGCAGTTATCGAAATTGGCTGATTAGAAAAGAAGAGGTGAAATAGTAATGACTCAAATGCACTATGATGAATTAGACTTGAATGTTATTGAGCGTTGCGACGGCTTGCGTAAAGACGCAGGCGATACTATTTTTGTCGCAAAAGAACTCGAAGCTGTAAAGGCAAAAACCTATGACCAGAAATTCGCTAATCTGAATGCGCTGAAACTGTTTGATATGTCCTCTGACGTTGACCCCGGCGCTGACACTATCAGCTATCAGTCCTTGGGTTCTGTTGGCATGGCAAAGACTATCGCCAACTATGCAACCGACTTTACTCGTGTAGATGTACTGGCTGAAGAACACATTGCTAAAGTTATTGCTGGCGGTGCAGCATATGGCTACACCATGCAGGACTTGCGCCGTGCTGCTATGGCAAGAAAACCGCTGACTGCTCGCAAGGCTATTGCTGTTCGCCGTGCTCTCGACGAATATATTAACCGCATTGCCTTTCACGGCGATGCTAAATATGGCGTTGTTGGTATCCTGGACAATCCGAACATTGGTAACTATACCGTTCCCGGTGACGGCTCCGGTTCTTCTACTAAATTCAAAGATAAAACCGCTGTTCAGATTCTGCGTGATATGAACGGCATTATTAATTCTGTTAGCAAGCAGACTAATGACGTAGAAAATCCTAATACCTTGGTACTGCCGCCGGATCAATACAACTACATTGCTTCCACACCTTATTCTGATGTAGTCGCAGATTCTATTCTGTCTGTGTTTAAACGCAATAACCCGGATGTAACTGTATTGAAAGCCAATGAGCTGGCTGGCGCAGGTGTAGGCGGCTTGGATATGATGATTGCATACGTTAAGGACGCAGACCATCAAACCTTGGAAGTTCCGCTGCCGTTCACTCAGCACACTATTCAGCAAAAAGGCTTGGAATTTGAAGTTCCTTGCGAGGTTCGTACCGCTGGCGTGTTGATTTACTATCCGCTGTCCATGAACAAGGCTTCTGGCATCTAATCTGACTATATACTGCCCTTTCGCATGAGAGGGCATTTTCTTTTTTAGGAGGAAAGTGAATGAAAGTTAAAAACATCTCTAAAGCTGTAATTAATATCGACGGTAAATATATCATGCCTGATCAGTGCGGCATCGTTGGTGATGAATGGGGCGAAAACATTATTGTAAAAGCCTACATCAAAGAACAAATGATTACTGTTGAGAAAGGCAATGCTAAAGAAGCAAATGTTGATGATATGGCAGCAGACCTTGCAGGACTGTCCGCTGAATCCAGCAAGCGTTCTTTGACTGCTTTCGCTAAGAAATACAATATTAATGTAGAGGGCGCAGAAACCGCAGAAGATATTTATTCCGTTATTTTTGCTTTTGTAAACATGGCAAAGAAAAATGTTAACGGAAACTAAAGATAAAATAAAGCAAGCTTTTTCTGTTATCTGCCCCGAGCTGATTCTTACTGATGAAGAATTAGAAGTCTACATTAATCTTGTTTCGCCTATGCTGTCAGAAAGTGTTTTTGGCAATATGTATATAACAGCATTTGTTTATCTCATGGCGCATCACGTTGTCCTGCGTCAGCTTATTGCGCAGTATGGAGAAAACGGCTCATCTGATGTTGGGATTACAGGCTCTGTAACGTCGGAAAAAGAAGGTGACTTGCAACGTTCATATGGTGACAAGTCAGCTTCTTTCGATATGTTGGACAAGACGTACTATGGCATTGAATTTAAACGTCTGCGCTCCATGTGCGTTGTTCCGATAGTAACAAGACTGGATAATGCGTTATGAGTAGAGTAGAGGATAAAGATTTAGGTTTAAACCGTATCATACGAACGCTAAACAAAGACCTGGACGGCGTTGTGGTTAAGGTTGGCGTGCAAGCTAAGGATAAAGCTGTAAGGCGAGGAAAAGGCGGTAGCATTCGTAACACAGACCAGCCGTTGGCTGTTATTGCAGCGATACATGAATTTGGACTGGATGATATGCCGCAACGCTCGTTCCTGCGTTCTGCATATGATGAAAATCTGCCCGTGATTGACAAAATGATTCAACGTGTTGCCAATGGTGCTGTCTTTGGATTAGGAACAAACGCTGCTCTTAATCAGCTGGGCAATGTTGTTCAAGGTATGGTTCAAAGAAAAATTGTCGACGGTCCATTTGTTCCGAACTCTCCTGCGACAATAAAGCGCAAAAAAAGCTCCAGACCATTAATCGATACCGGGCATCTGCGACAATCAATCCGCTATGTCATTGAAAGAAAAGGTGGTAATCATGAGTAGTTTTCGCAAGCTGATAACTGTCCTGCGTTACAACGGCAGTCCTGAACTGCTTGCCAACGGAACCTATATGTATCCTACACCACAAGAATTTAAAGTGTTAGCCAGTGTGCAGCCGCTTAAAGCTAATGAAATGATGTTACTTCCTGAAGGTAGCAGGACGGCTAGAGCGGTAAAAGTCTATACCGACAAGGAACTTTATGTTGATGACCAACGAACAAATACAATGGCTGACCGCTTTAAATGGCGTGAAAAGCTTTTTGAAGTAGTTGCCAGCGATATTTTTCAAAGTGATGTTATTAACCATTACCGTGCATATGCAGTAGAGGTGAGCGAATTTTGAAAGAAGCTAATACTCGTACTGACGTACTGAATTTTTTTATTTCGGTATTACAAAAAATATATTATCCGATTCCGATTCGCAGAGCAAAAATGAAACCTCCGGCTGTAAGTGAACTAAACATTGTCGTTGACCTTCTGTCTGAACGCAGTATAGGTAACGAGGTTGTTTTTTTAGCTGAAACAGAACAGTACAGCAACGCAGGTATCATTGAAGCTACGTTAAACATACAAGCTCTCGGGGATGGTGCTTTTGAACTTCTGTCAAAGCTTAAACTTTATCTCGAAATGCCGGATATGATTAATTTGTATGATTCTGCAAATGTTGCTATAAACAGTGTTGAGCAAGTGCAAGACATTACAACCTCATTGGATGGCAGAACGTGGCAGGAACGAGCGTCGGTTGATTTGACTGTTTCATACTGCCGTGAGCTGCTTAACCAAGGGGCAGAATGGTTCAACAAATTAGAAATAAACGGCACTACGAATAACGGCAAGGATAACAACGAACATCCTGCTGACGGCGATACTATTGTAAAAGTTGAAATCATGGGAGAATTAGAAAATTAAGGAGATGAAAATATGGCAAATATCGACAGATTAGTCAATGTGCAGATTGCTTTGAACACCACAGGTATTTCGTCCAATGGCTTTAATACACTGATGATTGTATCTGCACATGAGCACGCTGCCCCGGCGTATGTATTGACCATTACGGACGCTGACCAGCTTTTAGATTTAGGTTGGAACGCTGAGGATGCTGTGTATAAAGCTGCATTACAGGCTTTTAGCCAGATTCCGCACTATGAGAAAGTTAAGATTGGCAGGATGAACACTGATAGCTCTGCTGCTGATAATATGAATAAGATTTGTGCCGTCGATAATGATTGGTATGGTTTGTGCTATACTGACCGCACATCTGCAAAAATTATGGAAATGGCAGAATGGGTTGAAGCTCATACAAAACTGTATGGCACATCTGTTGCCGAAGCTGATGCATTGCAAGCTGGCGTTGCAACAGATACAGGCAGTAAGCTGAAAGCGAAAAATTATTATCGCACTTTTATTTTTTACCATAAGGAAGCAGAAAAGGAATTTCCCGAAGCTGCTGTAATGTCCAGATGCTTTACTGTATATCCTGGCGGTGAAACATGGGCAAACAAAAAACTTTCCGGCATTACAAATGATGATTTAACCGAAACGGAATATCTTGCGTTGACTGCCAAAAACTACAATACCTTCGAAAACTTCTCTGAGAATGTCAGCATTACTCAAAATGGTAAGACTTGCGCTGGTGAATGGATTGACGTTATCCGTTTCCGTGACTGGCTTGTCGAAACTATTAAAACAGAAGAATTTGCAATGCTTATTAATCGTGAGAAATTACCGTACACTGATGCTGGCATTGCGCTTGTCGAAGGTGTGCTGAACAAGGTGTTAAAGCTTGGTCAAGACCGTGGCGGTATCGCTCCGACTGAATATGATGATGATGGCAACAGAAATCTTGGTTACACCATTACAGTTCCAAAAGCTGCTAATATTAGCGCAAATAAGAAAGCGCAAAGAGTTCTTGACGATGTAAAGTTTACCGCTCGGCTTGCAGGTGCTATCCATGCTGTTAACATTAATGGTTCTTTGACCTATGAGAACCTTATTCAGAAAGCTTAAAGGAGGGCAAATAAATGGCAAGAGTAAAGACATATGACCCGAAGAAAGTTAAGGTGCTGTTCGGCTCTCTTATCTTGACTGGCGTTGATGAAGGTACTTTTATTAATGTTGAAACGCAAGGTGACGGAATTTCCGCTATTGTCGGCTGTGACCAGGAAATTGTCCGCAGTATTGACCCGTCCTCTGTCTTAAAGCAAGTCACTGTTACTCTGTTGCAGTCCAGCTCCAGCAATGCAGCATTAAGCTTGATTCAAGATGCAGACAATCAAAACGGTGCTGGCTTGCTTCCGTTAACTATTAAAGATTTGAGCGGTGACAGCGTTATGGTTAGTGATCAGGCATGGATTGTAAAAAAACCTAACTTCCAGCGTGGTAAATCTGCTTCTGACGGTAAATGTGAATGGGTATTCATGGCGGTTGTTCCGGATGAAGCTTTTTTAGTTGGCGGTCACAGCTAAGAGGTAAAAAATGAGACAAGCAAAATTTGAAGTAAAGAACAGAAAAATCGGTGCGAATACCTTCTATGTTCGTGCTCTTCCTCCGCTGCAAGGCTTGAAACTGTATGGTGACTTACAGAAAGCTATTACCGCCGCTTTAAAAGGCGGTTTAACATCTAACAGCGAAACGGAAGATATGAAAGAAGCATTGTTAGGTGCTCAAATCAATATCGGTGCTATCCTTGCGCAGTTAGGCGAAAGCTTTAATGGTGAAGTGCTGGCACAGTTCTCTGAACGTCTGCTTGATGCTGAATATGTCAGCGTTAAGATTAAGGGTGAAGAAGAAGCTATTATGCTTACAGAAGATGTTATCAATGAGCTTTTTACTGGCAAGCTTGTTGAATTGCTTAAACTTGAAAAATTTATTATTGAGGTAAATTTTGGAGATTTTTTCGCTTTAATTCCCAACCTCTCTGGAGTCCGCGAGATGTTGGTGAGCAAGTAGAAATTCCCGGCACCTTATCACCAACGCTAACCGCTGAATCTTTTATTTGGCGGCCAGTGTTGGCTAAGGTAGTTACTGTTACGGAGATAAAAGAAGGTACTGTTACATTAAGCGATTTATGTAAAATAAACGCTCTGCTTGACATGCAGAGTGATGTACAAAGATATTATCTTGACCACCCTAAAAAGAAAGGAGCTGATGCGCCGTGGACGTAAGAAGTTTAGCTATTGCGATTGGCTTCAAAGTAAATAACTCAAATGTTAAGCAAGTAGAGCAGACAACCAAAAAAGTTAAAACAGGCCTTGAACGTGTTGGCGATTCTGCTGATAAAGCTGGCAATAAAGTAGACAGTTTGTTTTCGAAGTTAAGCGATCTTGCTATGTTCGCTGGCGTTTCGCTAACTCTTGGAAGTATCGTTAAAACGATTGACGAATGGAAGGTTATTGAAGGTCAGGTAAATAACGTAACCAAAAGCCAGCAGGAATCAAAAGCTGTTCAGAAAGAAATTTACAACATTGCCAGCCGTACTCGTCAGCAATACGGTTCTACCGCCGAGCTTTTTACTTCTGTTGCACGTAATGCGCAGGAGTTAAAGAAAAGCACAAAAGACATCCTGCTGTTTACCGAGGATGTTTCAAACGCAATGCTGCTCGGTGGCGGTTCTGCTGCATCCCAGGAAGCTGCGCTTGTACAGTTAGGACAGGCGTTGGGTTCTGGCACATTACGTGGTGATGAATTGAACTCCATTATGGAGCAAGCACCTAGACTTGCCAAAGCTATTGCCGAAGGCATGGGCACTACAATCGGACAGTTAAGGCAGATGGGCAGTGAAGGCAAATTAACTGCACAGGATGTTTTTAATGCTATTCGCGGACAATCTGACCGCTTAAAAATGGAGTTAGGTAAAATGCCTTGGACAGTTGGCCAGGCAACAAACAAGATGCAAAATGCGCTTGGAAAGTTTTTCAAAGAATTTGAGGATAAGACGGGCATAGTTGATGGCATAGCGAAACGCATGGCAAAATTTGCAGACTACATCGAGAACATTAACCTTGATAACTTTATTTCTGGGTTGCAAATTGCAGCGATTTATGCAGGCATTCTTTTCGGCATGGCAAAATGGAGCAGTTTTGTAATGATGCTCGGAACCGCTGTGAAGTGGATTGTTGCTATACGAGATGCTTTATTCTTGGCAACCGGGGCGCAAATAGCATTCAATAGCCAAACACGAAGGGGAGCGGCTATGCAGATGCTGTTAATGGGTAAATTCCTTCTGATTGCAGCTGCGATTGCTCTAGTTGTTTTGCTTATACAGGATTTTTATAAGTGGGTAACTGACCCGAAGGCAGACACCATGATGAAACGCTGGTTTGGAGATTTTGAACCTATAAAAAATAAATTCATAGACTTTAAAGACAGTGTTATTCAATGGTTTAGCGATATTGGAACAGCTATCGCTTTTGTGCCTAAGCTTATCTATGAGTTATTTAAATTGGCGTTTGAAGGCATTTGGAGTTTAACTTCTTGGCTGTGGGAAGGAATAGGCAATGCTTTTGTTTCCGGACTTGCTGCAATAGGCTATGTTATAGCTGGAGTTATTATGCTGTTTGTTAACGCTTTCAAGTTTATACAAGATAGTTTGACAGTTTTGGCCACATTCTTTGCTGATACCATAAATTCGGGATGGCAGCTAATAACCGGCTTCTTTGACAATATGATTAAATGGGTAAAAGACGCTATTAAGTGGGTTGACAACTTAATCAGCAAGCTGAACATCATGCAAGGCGTGAAAGATTTTGTGAACAGCAATATTATTGACCCTATTTCTAATTTTGGCAGCACTGCCGTAAACCGCTTGTTAGGCAATCCGACTACTACAAACACTTCATCTAGTATTTCCAATAGTGGTAACACGACGAATTATATCCAGGTTACAACTGCTAGCACTTCCCCGGAAGCAACAGCAACTGCGGTAGGCAATGTTGTTAGTCGCAATAACGGCTTGCCAGTTGATAACTACTTTCCTTTAAGCGAGGTATAGTAATATGCTTGCAGATATTTTAGGATACAACATTAAAAATCCTACGCAGGTTGGTTCTTTAAAGGTTGATATAGTAAAATCTTTTGAATACACCTATGATCAGGATGTAACAGGACACCCGGTAGAAACAGGTTTTGAAATTGCGGACCATATTGTCAACAAGCCTTTAAAACTGACAATGACTGTCGGCATTTCGTCTACTCCTGTAACGTGGTTCTATAAGAATGGGTGGGGAGAAAAGAAATTTGCTAACGGTTTGCAGCTTTTAGAGGAAATCAGAGATAAGAAGGAGCCTGTGACTATCATTCGTCCCGAGAAGAAGTATGACAACATGGTTATGACTTCTTGCCGAGTAAGCAAACAGGATTCGTCGAAAAGCATTATTTATGCTGACTTAGCTTTTCAGCAGATTGTTAAGGTAACTACGCAGACAACGGCAATTCCTGAAAACGTTGTAACAGCGTCGCAGGAAGAAAACGCTGGAGAAACTGCGGCAAACGCTGGCGCAGGAAAAACATCTTCTGTTGACGTTGGCGGAGGTTCTGCTAATATTCCTGGCAGTGACGGTTCTGGTGGCATTAGTGATTCTCTAGGAAGCGAAACCGCAACAAATAAAAGCTGGCTTGCTGGCGGAGTAGACAGCGTTAAAAGCGGACTAGGCTTGCTGTTTTAGGAGGATACCATGTTTACGATTAATTTTGCCGATGGTAACGATGTTGTTTTCAGCGTTCCTTTTGACGGCAAGAAATATAAGGTAAGAATGTGCTGGAACCATGAAGGGCAATTTTGGGCATTGCACCTTTGGGACGCTAACAACAATGTAATTCTTGCTAACGCTTGCGTTGTGCCGAAATTTCCTTTGTTGATGAATCATCATAAAAGTAATGCTCCAAGGGGAGAATTACTTGTCTTAACGGACAAAGAAAGTGTAGGCAGAGATGATTTTCAAAGCGGAGCAGCAACGCTCGTGTATTGTACAGAAGATGAATTTTATGGAGGTTAACTATGGCACAGTTTGACCGCATCTATAAAATTACTCTAGGCGTACAAGGTTCGGACGGTGTTGTCATTGAAGCAAAGGCGAAAGAACAAGGATTAGAGATTGAGTTTGACATTGCAAAAAGTCTTGCTAAGCAAAGCAATTCCTGCTCACTGAAAATTTATAACTTGTCAAAAGCGACAGCCGATAAATTGGAAAGGGCAGATACAATCTGCATCCTTGAAGTAGGATACAGTGAGGACGCTGGCTTGAAAAGAATTTTCATAGGCTGGGTAACTGACTGTTATTCCTACATGAGCGGTTCTGACAAAGTAACAGAGATGAAGCTTTATGATGGGCACGTTGCTATTCGTGATAGCATCGTGTCCTTGTCTTATGCTAAAGATGTTAGCAGGAAGAAAGCTATTGACGATGTGGCAGCAGATATGGGACTTGTAGTAACGTATGCTGATGATTGTGAGTTTACGACTTTTGCGAATGGGTTTTCCTTTGTTGGTGCAGGACGTGAGTGCCTTGATAAAGTGTGCGCTGGCACTGATTTAGAATGGAGTATTCAAAACAATACCTTGCAGATTATTAAGCAAGGCGGTAACACTAATGTGCAAGCTATAAAGCTTACTCCTGAAAGCGGATTAATTGGTTTTGTCGAAAAACTTCTTAAAGGTCCAACAAAGGCAGCAAAACAAAAAACAAGTAAAAAGACTACCCAACCAAAAAGGGATAAAAAAGCAGGCTGGAATGTTAAATGCCTTTTGCAGCCTGTATTAAATCCGGGAGATTTGGTTTACATTGACTCGCAGGAAATAAAAGGCTGGTTTAAAATAGAAAGCTTAAAGCATAACGGCTCGTATAGCGGACAGAATTGGTATACGGAGCTTGAAGTGTATGAGATTGTACCGAAGGAGTGATTAGATATGAGCCTTGATGCAATAGCGGACACGCTGGAAGGATTAGAAAATCTTATGAAGCAAAAGATAGGCAACATTCATACCTGTTTGCCTGGTACAATCTTGTCTTTTGATGCTGTAACCTGCCTTGCCAGTGTAAAGTCAACGCTAAAGAAATACACCGCTGATGATAGGGTGCTTGAATATCCTGTTATCGACGGTGTTCCTGTTTTTATGCCCCACGCTGGAGCGGCACAGATTACCTATCCTGTAAAGCCTGGCGATAGTTGCTTAATAGTTTTTTCTGAACGCAGTATCGATGAATGGCTTGGTGTTGGAAGTGATGATAACCATGACCCTCGACAATATGATTTGACTGACGGCTTCTGTTTTGTCGGCATGATGCCGTCACAGTCAATATCTGCTGATAACGTTGAAGTTATTAATGGTGGCACAAAAATTAGCCTTACACCTGGCAATACGATTAATGTTGTCGGAAATATTAACGTGCAAGGGACAATTACTTGCACAGGAGATGTACAAGGTGGCGGTATTAGTCTTATCGGCCACACTCATTCCTATCATCATGGAACTACGAGTTCGTCACAGTAAAGGAGGGACGCTATGAAGAAAGAAGATGTTTTGAGAGCCTATGAGGAACAAAAAGCGGCTTGCATTGTGGCGTTCCCTACGCTGACAAGCTCGTGGACGTATTTTGTCCAACTTGAAAAAGCTATTGATAGCTATTTTAGCAATGTTGATAGTGTGTCTGATTCTGTTCGTGCTGTTATTCGTGGTGCTTATGTATCGCAGACAAAAGCTGCGTTAAAGTGCAAAGATGATGAAAAGTACGGCATTAAATACAATGCTGATGTAGGCAGTATTGATTTAACGCCGTATTGGTATGCGTGGGAATGGCTAACAGAAAATCTTGCCGATAAAATCAAATATACTACTTCTGAAACATCTGCACAGGCAGAAGGAAGTGCTGGTGAAAAGATTGTTGATGCTGAACAGCCGGAGCTTGATACTGTTATCAAAGATATTTTGACAGCTAGGGTTACTGAAGCTACGCAGATTAATGATTATGCTGAATCGTTCTGGCAAGGTAACAGCAAAATGGATTTCATTTGCCTTGTAGAGGATAGAGGTAATGTTGTAAAAACACCCGATAAGAAAGCGATTGTTGAAAAGCTTTATATTGATTGTGGTTTGCTTACACAAATTCAAGAGAACGGCTTGGATATATATGTTCCTAGTTATTTAGGAGGTGTCAGCAATGCTTGACCTTGCTTTAAACGCAAAGACACATGATCTTGCACTTAATGGAGATGTAATGTTTATTGATGATGTTGAGCGTGTAGCACAGCAGATAAAAATACAGTTGCTTACTTTTCTTGGCGAATGGTTTTTGGACGTTACGCATGGCGTACCTTATCTCGATTATGTGCTTGTTAAAAATCCTAATTTTACGCTAATTAGAGAGCTTTTCCGTGAGCAGATTCTAAAGGTTGACGGAGTGAGTAATTTAGTCAGCATTGATATTGATTTTGAATCTGCTACACGGCAAATGTCATTGAGCTATGAAGCAGAAACAGAATACGGCATGATTGTAAGGAAGGAGGTTTTAGGCTATGGAGTACGGAGTAACAGTTAACGGTTTTGTCAGAAAGCGTTTGCCGGAGATAAGAGAAGATATTTTTAAAAGCCTGGAGCAAAATTTAGGCTCAACAGTCAGCCGTCAGCCTAACAGCATGATAGGCGTTCTCGTTGGTGTGTATGCTGCTGAACTTGACCGAATGTGGCAACTTTTAGAGCGTGATTATTATGACCGCTCGCCGATTAGTGCCAGCGAAGGCAGCTTAGATAATACGCTTGCTTACACCAATGTGCAGCGCAAGAAAGCTCAGGCAAGCTATCTCTATGCTGTATGTTATGGACGCAGCGGAATGGTTCTTCCTGCTAACTGCCAGATTAAAGATGTTTCCGGCTACAAATGGAATATCATTGAAGAAAGTACAATCACTCTTAATGACTGTGTACATGTAACGCTAGAAGTTGAAACGCCAACTAAAGGGAAGGTTTACAGTGTGCAGTTTGATAATGATGCAGTTATAAAATACGCAGCACAGGAAAATGATACTGCGTTGATTGTCGCTGTTGCCTTGGCTTCTCAGAGTGTTCCTAAATGGCAAGGCAGTATTGTTGAAGGCAAATTGGTTTTTGAACGCACAGACAGGCGATATGGAGCTGTCGTTGTGCCTAACGAATCATTTGTGGTTACGCAGGTCGGCAGTCCTATTCGTTTTGATTGTGAGGAATACGGAGAAATTGAACCTTTGTTAAACAGCGTAAATTATATTAACACAAATTATGACGGCTGGTTTTCTGTTAGCAACGAATCTGAAACATATGTAGGCCGCGACTATGAAACAGCATCAGAAGTCCGTCAGCGTTATGCGTCTGCTGTGTTCAGAAACAGCATAGGAATGAAAGAAAGTATTAAGGCTGCATTACTTGAATTGCAGGATGTTACCAGCGTAACTATTTATGAAAACCGCACTGATGAAACAGTTGATGGCTTAAAACCTCATTCTTTCCAGGCTATTGTTTTCGGTGGTGATGAAGAAGCTATTGCTCGCACTATCTTAAATGTTGCACCTTTAGGCATTGATACAAACGGCGATATTTGCGTTCGCATTGAGGATAGCGAAGGTGCATCGCAAGATGTATGCTTTAGCCGTCCGCACGAGGTACAGATTTATGTCAAGGTTATCATCAAAGAATATAACGAAGAAATTTTACCAGGTGACGCAATCGATAAAATTAAAAATATCGTTGTTGAACAGATTAGCAAACTGTCGATGGGCAATGATGTTATTTATCAGCGTTTGCTTGGTCCTATTTACAGCGGCGTTGACGGCATTAGCTATATCGAGTGCAGTGTGTCTAAAGATGGTCAGACGTATAAACAGGAAAATATTTCGATTGAACGTAATGAGCTGGCAGTAACAAAGCTTGCTAATGTTGCTGTAGCCTTGGAGTTATGATTATGACTACAAGCGAAAGAATGTATAACCATCTGTTAAGTCAATTTCGTAACAAGCCTAACATTAAAGCTTTTCTTAATGCCGTCGGAAACGAACTCGATAGCATAGATAAAGTAAGGGAGCAGATAAGGACGCAGATATGGCCAGATACGGCAGTCGGTAAGCAGCTTGATATTTGCGGTGAAGTTGCTGATATTTCTCGCCGTGTTGAAAATGCTATTGCAATGGATTTTTTCGGTTTTCCTGATCATGGCAACATGGGATTCGGACAAGCTCCGTTCCGCAGGATGTACGATAACTATTTAACGTCCAGTAATTTAAACGACCGTTATTATCGTCTTGCCGTTAACTCAAAGATTGAGAAAAATACAACTGACTGCTCTCGTGTCAGTACTATCCATAGCATAAAGAATGTTTTTAACGTTCAACGTATTTCCGCTGTAAATGCCGGAAATGCCAAAATGCGCATAGGAATAGGGCGTTTAGTAACAAACCAAGAAAGCCGTTTGATTGATGCACTGAACCTTATTATCCGTGGCGCAGGTATTGGCGTGATTTATGTCTATTCTTTTGATGCTACAAATACGTTCGGGTTTAGTAGAAGCGGAGAAAATCCCTATAGGTTTAAAGGTTTTAATCAAGGAACATTCGCAAGGATTATAAAAGTGAAAGGGGGACTTGTTGAATAATGGTAATGAAACAGCCTACTTTTGATTTGATTTTTGGTAGTAGTGCAAGCATTGGTGAGATGATTGATTCTTGGCCTGAGCTTGATTACCTGCGTGGTTGGGGTTATCTTGACAAAGGAGAAGCGCCGCCGCTTGAATACTTTAATAAATTGCAAAATGTTAGCGATTTAAAAAGCCAGTACCTTTTTAACAGTTTAAACATCCGGAAGAACAATACATCTTATGCAAATGGCGACATCGTATTGTCACCCAACTTGCCTAAAAGTGTTGTCTTAGCTTGTATTGTTGGTGGTGATACTGCTGTAAGTGAACCGGATTTTAGCAGAGCTACAATCGGTGCAACTTATGTAGACGGTTCGGTAGCTTGGGAAGTTATTCCACGAGCTTATAGGTTACAGACAGCAACAAATGTTGAAATTCAGAATGTAATTACAAAGGAGCTGGCATAATGGCTAACTTGCAAAAATTAATTGATCTTGACGGATTAAGCTATTTTTTAGGACAGATTAAAGCTAAATTTGTTCGTTCCGTAAATAATATAAAGCCTGATTCTAGTGGAAATATTAATATCGCTAATATGACAGGCGCAACATATAACAGTTCCGGTAAAGCAGGACTTGCGCCAATTCCGGCAGCAGGAAAGCAGGATATGGCGTTATGCGGCGATGCTACATATAAAGTTCTTCCTATTTCTGGTGGAGGTACAGGACAAACTACCGTTGCTGGTGTTCGTTATGTTTTGGGTTTAGGTAATACAAACGGAGCGTTGCCTATTGCTAATGGTGGCACAGGGGCTACAACTGCCGAAGCTGCAAGGCGAAATCTTGGCATTGATAGTATAGGCGTAAAATTGGTTATTTACACTTAATTAGGGGTGATAGCGGTGTTTTTAACGTTAGTATCACCGACACAAATGGTAACCCTGTTGAGCTTACAGATGATGATAGAGTTTATAGCTAAGGGATGAGGTTAAGATGAGATATAAGATAATGGTCAACGGCACTGCGTATAAAGCGCGATACGCCAACGGCAGCTATTTGCCAGATATCTCTAAATCGGGATATGCGTTCCTTGCCGTCTATTACGATAACAATCTGATGGCGACAGGTGAGCGTATCACTGTTGACGGCACCGTATATACCGTCACCTATGGCGTTACCGTCGCTATACGCGGCGAGGCAGGTACAAGCAAAGTGCTGTCGGTAACATATAACGGTGTTACTAATACCGTCCCGGTAACCTTTGACGGTGGGACGTACAACGTCACCTTTACGTCAAGCACAAAACGCCGGAGCTTCGCGGCTGAGGTTACTCCTGCCGATACGTATGCGTATATTGACGTTTCCGACTGCGCAACAGGCACGTGGACGTATACAATCACGACCAACAGCGCATCCAAAGAGGGGTCGTTCAGCATCCCGTTACCAAACGCCAAGAAGCAGGAGCTTATCTTGGGCGAGTTTGGCGGCGTAGCAACGTTGACATATAAGATCAGCTCCGGCGGCACAAGCAATTTAACGTCTTTGCAGCACAGCAGCAGCGACCCGACAACAACGATTACAGCCCATATTATATAGGAGGTAAAAATGGCACAATCAACAACTAATCTGGGAAAAATCCACGTTTTCCCTAGCGAATCACTATACAATCAGTTTAAAGACATCATAGCAGCCAACGATTTGGCACTGCTTAAAGATGACGGCGCGTACATCGTCGCAGCCAACCTTGCGCAGAACGGCTATGTTAAATTTTCAAATGGCTTAATTATTCAGTGGGGATATGCTACAGGAAGCTGGGGTTCATCTGGCACTACAGTTACATTTGCTTTAGCGTTCCCTGTGGAATGTAAGATAGCATTTAATATTACCGATGCTACTGATACCAAGACTACAGGAGCAAACAGCGTTGAATGGGTATCCGCTACACAGGCCAAATTTCACTTTCCAACGACTTCGAACACCAAAGTTTGGTGGTTTGCATTAGGCAATTAAAAACATAATAATATGTAGGCTTTAATTTGTGTACTTTTGATAGGGATTGGCTTTTTATATAGCTATCCCCAAATTGGCGTAGAAAGGAAAAAATTATGAACGATAAACGTGTAAATCAATACCTTATCCTGCCCGAGCAAGGGCAGAGAAAAGACACAAAATTAGCTGTAGAATACAGCGAAGAGCAAATCGCCGAATATCTCAGCCAAGGCTATGTTATCGTTAATCAAGTCGATTTTAACAAGCTCATTGGCAATGCTGGCGGTGAATATCTTATCGCTGATGACGGCTCGGTGTACGAAAAGCCAGCACCTACAGATGCAGAGCTGCTGGCGGTTGCTAAGCAACAAAAACTCGCAGAAATTAGCCAATGGACAGCAAACAACATTACGGGCGGTTTTGTCAGTAGCGCCAGCGGCGTGCCTGTACGCTATGATAGCGACGTAGATACGCAGCTGACCATGCAAGGTATTGCCCTTAACGTAAATTCGGAACAGTTTACCGAAAAATATCCTAACGGCTGCCCGGTGCGTGGCTATAAAGACGGAGAAGAAGAAAAGAGAATTCAATATCTTAATGCCAGCCAGGTGTTACAGTGGATGGCTGACCTAAGCATACATATAGGAGATTGTAAACAAGCAGGCTGGAAAAAACAGGCTGAAGTAGAAGCTTGCAAAACTGTTTTTGAACTCAACAATATAGAATTGTAAGAGGTGATAGCGGTGTTTAAAGTTGATGACAACAACATCAGAATGATTAGAGGTGATAGCGGTGTTTTTAACATTAGCATCACCGATATTAACGGCAGGAATATTGAGCTAACTGACAGCGATGTGTTAACATTTACGCTTCGTCGCACAGCACGTAACCCGACTATCGTTCTGCAAAAAGTTATCGTTAATGGTGAGCTTGATATTAAGCCAGCAGATACTGAAGGGTTAGCGTTTGGAGCTTATGTATATGACATTGAGCTTCGCCGTGCTGATGGCTACGTTGATACAGTTATTCCGCCACATGAGTTCCTCTTAATGGAGGAGGTGACCTACTAATGAGGTTACATGGTACGCTGACGGCTGCGAAAGGTGAGCTGCATGGCAATTTGTCACCGAACAAAGGTAACCTACATGGGATGTTGTCAGCACGGAGTGTCGGTGCTGATATTTATGACGGAGCTTACACGGTACACTCTGAAGCTCATGAAGTGCAGATATTACCGACGGCGAACAAACAATTAACAAAAAATATTACTGTTGAAAAAATTCCATATTTTGAAACATCCAATTTATCCGATGGAATTACGGCATACATAGGAAGCGAGGTCGAAGTAAATTATGGCTGAAAAAAATATCTCTAAGGTAGTGTATGGAGGAAAAACATTAATCGACTTAACCGCCGATACTGTTACAGCAGATAAGATATTGAGCACATATACTGCTCACGATAAAAGTGGTGCGCCGATTGTAGGTACGTGTACTTTTAACGCCGATACATCTGATGCGACAGCGGCAGGCGCAGAGATTTTGAGCGGTAAAACAGCTTATGTTAACGGTGTAAAAATTACAGGTGAAATGAAGAACAATGGCGCTGTTAGCGGCGTGATTAGCAAAAAAGCTGATAGCTACACCGTGCCTATTGGCTATCATGACGGCGCAGGCAAGGTAGCAATCAGTACCACGGAGCAGGCTAAAATTATTGCTACTAACATCCGTGCAGGCGTGTCGATTTTAGGTGTAACTGGTACAATGAGCGGCACGGAGAGTGCCAAGGCGCAGGCTAAGACCGCTACCCCTAAGACAACAGCGCAGACTATTTTGCCCGACAGCGCACAGGGATTTAACTATTTGTCGCAAGTTACCGTAGAGCCGATACCCTACAATGAGAGCGACAATCCGCAGGGCGGCAAGACCGTTACCATAGGCTAAGGAGTGAAAAAAATGGCAGTGAATAAAGTTATATACGGCGGTAACACCTTGGTAGACCTTACTGGGGATACCGTCACCGCTGCCGATTTGGCAGACGGAGTAAAAGCAACAGGGGCAGACGGCAACCCTATTGTAGGCCTGATGCAAAAGGTTACCATTGATGCTGAGCTGTCGACCACCAGCAAAAATCCTGTTCAAAACAAGGTGATCGCCAAGGCAATAGCCAATATGGGCGGCGGTTCGGGCGATTACCTGCCGTTAACAGGTGGCACAGTCACTGGCGGCATTACAGCGACTAATTTCCAGACTGGCACAGGGGCAGCCAACTATTTCCAATGCCGCAAATTCCGTGGCGAGGGTGACGCTAACTCCTACTATCATGCTATAGATTTTGGTTATTCGGGCCATGACAGCGTAGATTTCTACGAATACGACCCGAATTGGAATTTTTACAAATGTACCACAGGCAATAAATCAAGCGCCGTTTTGATTGGAAACATTAACGGCAACGGATGGAATGGTGGCGCACGGCTAACAGGAGCACCGACAGCACCTACTGCAATCGCAGAAACAAATAATACCCAAATTGCTACAACTGCATTTGTACATTCAGCTATCCCTACAAACGTATCATCATTTACTAATGATGCAGGTTATCTGACGCAACATCAATCGTTGGACGGCTATGTCAAGAGTGTTAATGGCACAAAACCCGACGGCGCTGGTAACGTAAATATCTCTGTTAGTGGCGGTGGTGGCGTAAGCCTGTCTACGCAGAACACGTGGACAGCACAACAAAACTTCCAACGCTTAAAATTTGACTTTGAAAAGTATACAACACCACGTAGCAGCGGAGCGTATGATGCACCTCATAAAACAACAGCGTGCTATAATGCAACTGGTGCATTTATTTTGGATGTGTCAAATTTGATAGCAGCCTTAAATGTGGGAGAATCTACGCTGTTTACTGCTTACATAACTTCTTCCGCTTCTTACACTTTAAGCATTACTAATGCTGGCACATTGAAGTATGTTGGTGCTGCTTCTGATTTAGCGATAACTGCTAGCGGTTTACTGCTGAATATATTAATTGTAAAAGAATCGAGCGGTACAATTACGAGCATTGTACAGGCTACTAAATTAGCATGAGGTGATTGAATGAGTATTAATCGTATCTTAATGAAACCTCAAAGTAGCGGTGTAGGTAACGCATTTATTATGACTATGGGACAAGCAATTGCACAATATGGCTACAGCCGTTATAATGCTACTTATGGTGAAGTCGAAGGCAATGTGAAACACGATGGCAAGGCTGTTACTCTTGTTATGCTAAGCTATTATAGTGGTTACTTAGACTTCGCATTTAATATTGAAGGTGTCACCGGTGGTAAATACAATGTCACTGTTAAAGTAACGTCAACGGAAACAAATGAGAATGTACGCATTAATTTTTCAAGTATCCAGTATCAGAGCTATGTTCCCGGCTTTTATGAATATACAAATGATTTACCTTCCGAGGTTGCTAATATGTTTGTGCCTGCTAATGTGGGCACAAAATTTAAAGTAGAAATTATCTTTAACTAAGGCGGTGATTTGATGAATACAATTTATACATATAGAGAACAGTCTTACTCTAGCCTATATGAGCTTTCAGAAGCGTTAGGCAAAGACGGCATTTTCATTCCGTTGTCTATCAATGACGGTGATTTACAACAGTTAGGCGTAGAGGTTATCTACGAAGAAGAGCCGTTAGAAAACATAAAACAGCGCAAAATCTTGGAGTTGAAGCGTCAACGTGATACTGCGGAGGTAGAACCGATAGAGTACAAAGGTAATCTCTATGACTACGACGAGAAGGCACGAGATAGAATCAATGCAGCTATTATTGCGCTGGAACTGCAAGGCGAAGGAGCCACAATAGAGTGGACCACGGCCGATAATGCTGATACGCCAGTAACGGCTAATGATTTAAAGATGATTATTGCTGCTGTAGCAGTGCGCTCAAACAAGCTGCATACTGCATATCGTATAGCAAAAGAAAATGTTGAAACTGCAACTACGGCGGCAGAAGTAGAAGCTGTGACAATGGAAGTATGACAATAGGGGTGTAATGAAATGATAGAACAGTCTTTAGATGCGGCGCTGAACTCTATTATTAACGTCATATCTGGTTGCGTAATAACGCTACTGATTACTATGTATCGGCAGAAGAAGAAACAAAATGATGCTCTAAAGGCTGGACTGCAAGCTCTTCTGCGTGACAGAATTATCCAGGCTTATAATCATTATGTCCAGGATAAAGGATGGATTCCGATATACGCAAAAGAAAGCATAGATGCCTGCTACAAGAGCTACGAGGCGCTGGGCGATAATGGCGTGATTGACAGTCTGATGGAGCAGTTAAATGAACTGCCTAACTATGATTTAAAAGTACATGATGAAAAATGCAAGGAGTGTAAGTGTCATGCGTAAAATAATTAATATGCTAAAGAAGAACGACAACGCCTATAGCGTTGGCAGAATCTGTGCTGTTATAGGCTTTGCCGTTTGGGTGCTGGTTACTTTATGGCTTGCTTTTTGGGCCAGAACTTGGGGCAACTACGAAAGCTGCACGCTGGGCATGGTAGCGCTGCTGCTTGTGCAGCTGGGCAACAAGGCCATTGAGACGAGAGCTTTTAAAGTTTCAAGTGAAGAAGTGAAATTAAAGGAGTGATAATAATGATTATTACAGGTATGGCACATTTTGAATCCGTGTGTAAAAACAAATTAGTAGAGTGGTACAACCATAATAGCAAAGAGCATATTACGCTTGAGAATGTGTTTGTGGTCTGGGCGTGCAAGACGTTGCAGAATTACAAGGTGTTGTTATCAACGACCGTTAGCGGTGACGGTATTTATGCTGAATATACATACAACGGCGACAAGCAAGAAATGTATGAGGACGTATACAAAAAAGATTCTAACCGCTGCTTAAAAAGTGAGTGAGGTGATAGCTATGGACTGGAACAAAAGTCTTGCAAGAGAAATTGCAAAAGGTTTAATTAAAACCGGAATCGAAGGCGGCTATGACAGCGTGGCAAAAAGCACTGCATACGCTTATCCGTCAATCGGTGTGAGCCAATGGGAGGGCAATCGAGCCAACGAGCTTTTGAGAGCTATCCCCGGCGGCGCAGAATTTGCGGACCGCACCTATATTGATATTAAGGCAAGCGGCGAACTGCCAATGCTGAAAGAACTGTTGAGAAGTGAAGCAGGACAACAGGCGCAATTAGATCAGTTATCCCGTGACTGCCTGCAATATGTCGATGCACTCCAGCAAGTGCCGACGTTGGATGATACTAGATGTTTGATTTACGCTGGTATGTGGTGTCCTACATCTACCTGGGTAGTTAAACGCTTTTTGTCAAACAGATATATGCACGTCGACCTGCGTTCCTTGGAAGCACTCTATAACCTCTTTAAGGATTACTATTGGATTGCGGCCGACGTTGGCGAAATATACAGACCTGGTTACGCCAACAGGGCGCAGACTACTTATGAGTATGTAGCAGGTATTGACCTGACTACTCCTTATGGTATTCCTGCCTACGGCAAAGCAGGAAACGGAAGATGATTTAACCTGGTCGATTTCGACCGTGTTAGATATAGTCACCGACAAGAGGTTTAGTTATTCCCTCTCCTATACGTGTAGCATTTTCTGTAATTTTTTTGCGTAAACAATCGGTGACACATTTTATAATGATTGGAGGTGATACAATGGAAGAACTGAAAGCATTTGTTATTGACAAGAAATTTGTTGTTGGTTTAGTTGCAGGCTTTGTACTGGGTGCGTTGCATCATTATTTTGCACTCTAAAATCATTCTGAATATCTATCTTACAAGTAGACTATAATTTAACGGTTTTGGGCAAAAATCACACACAAATTACATCGCCTATAAGCGTTTTTAAAATAGTGCCGCTTATGATTTATCGTGGTGGAATCTAAAATCGCTTGTAGGCGAAATTTGTGCGTCTGACGAGGTTTATTATATTTTACAAATATCAGTATTGCTAAGAGGTTATAATGGAGAATGAAAAAACAAGAAAAACTAAAATTGTCGTTGCTTTTGCCGCTGGCGTGTGTGTCGCTTGCGGTATTTTTTATGCCGCTAACTGCTTCGGCTGGTTCACCCCGGTATTCGGACGAAGTGACGGAGTACGTTCTGACGGAGTATCAGTACCAAAAATTAAACAGCAACTTAGCGGAGCTGAAACGAATCAACGAGAATTACAGAAAACTGCTGACGCAATCGAAGGGACAGCTGGGAGCATCAGACAAGAAGCTAGCGGAGCTAGAGAAGAGGTCGGACGAGCTGAACAGTCTTTGTCTGACGCTGAAAATCAAAGTCAAAGAGCAGGAGAGCTTATTGACGAGTGCCAATCAATCCTTAGCGGAGCTAGAAAAAGAGTACAATCTAAAACAGAAGCGCATTAAAAAACAGCGCAATATAGCATACATAATAGCAGGATGCGCACTGTATGCCGCAATGAAGAATTAAAGTGAAACGGAATGTTTGCTTAAATTGTTTAGTGACTGTCTGTTTGCTGATGTGATATAATGTGTTTAATGAACACGTTATATTGAGGTGATAAGATGATGGATAAAGAAACCGTTCAGCAGGAAGTTTTGCCTGCTGGCGTAGTGACAATGTTGTTTGCTGAAAACAAAAGGATTATTGATAAGCAGTTTTATATCATGGCTGGTATGTTGCTTGCCAACATTGGTCTGATTGCACTACTTGCTTATGTACTGAAAAGGTGATTTAATGAAAGAGCTGCTAAAAAGCGCGAGGATATGGATGACAGAAAGCTCGCGCCGCTCATTTTATGCAGTGCTTCACGAAGCGAAGATAACGCCACGACAAACGAAAATCTGTGAAATGAAATTTGTTGATGGTAAAATGAATTACCAAATCGCAATGGAGTTGAACATCTCCACTAAAACTGTTGACAGAGAAATAAGCACTGCGTATAAGGCTATTAATCGAGTGCTTTCTAAATGAAGTAATCCCCATTAAGAGAAGTGTAAAAGCTTTTCTTAATGGGGATTATTTTTTTTTGCTCATTTTTGCTGTCTGAATCGTGTCTAAATTATGTCCGAATGCATAGGAGAATGTGTCTTTAGCTTTAGGGATTGTTTTTATTGCTACCACTTAAAATATAGGTGAGGTGATAAAAATGTACGGAAATTATTACAATCCTTATGGAGCTACACAGCAAATGCAACAGAGGTTAGCTAATCTGCAACAGCAACAACAACAAATGTATCAGCAACCAATGCCGACAATGATGCCACCTGCGCAGCCAAATGCTTATCAGCCTGTACAGCAAATCAAAGGCAGACCTGTTACAAGCATTGAAGAAGCACGAGCAGCGCAAGTTGACCTTGACGGAACGAGTACATATTTTCCTGCTCCTGCCGAAGGAAAAATTTATGAAAAGCTTATAGGCATGGACGGCTTGCCGATTTTTAGAGTTTATCAGCTTCAGCAGGACGGTGGTATGCAAGCTCCTGCCTACGCTGACAATAACACAGTGCTGGCATTGCAAAGACGCATTGAAAAGCTCGAAGAACAGATTGGGGGAATGACGAATGATGAACATATTCCAGATGATGCAGATGGTGCAGCAGGCAGGAAATCCAATGGGACTAATGCAACAGTTCGCAGGACAAAATCCACTAATGAGTAGGGCAATGCAGATGGGGCAAGGAAAGTCACCTGAACAGATTCAAAATATTGTAAGGAATCTTGCCAAACAAAAAGGCATGAACGATGAACAGCTTAATCAGTTTTTAAATCAATTTGGCTTAAAGCTTCAATAGGCGCGCAATGAAGCTTTGCATATATTTCTCGGAGGTGAAAAAACATGGAAGGTACAAACATTGTCCCTGTAATGGACATGAATCGAAACAATGGTTATGGTGACTGCTGGGGTGGCGGTATGTGGTTTATGTGGATTATCGTTCTTTTCGCTCTTATGGGCGGCTGGGGCGGTAATTGGAATAACCGTGGCAATATGGGTGCAGAAATTTTTGCTAATGGCAGCATGACACGTGATCAGATTGCAGACCAATTTTCCATGCAGGATATTAAAGACGGTATTCGTGGTGTTCAGAATGGCTTATGTGATGGTTTTTACGCTCAGAACAGCACTATGCTTAACGGCTTTAATGGCGTACAACGTGACATTATGCAGACTGGCTATCAGCTTGGTAGCGAGATTGCACAAAATCGTTTCGCCGCTCAGCAATGCTGCTGCGAGCAAAAACAAGCTATTGCTTCTCTTGGCTACGAAACTAACCGAAATATTGACGCAGTACGTTACGAAAATGCACAAAATACTTGTGCTATCGTAAACGCCGTCAAAGAGGACGGAGAAAAGACCAGGGCAATTATGGTAGCTAACCAGATTCAAGATTTGAGAGATAAGCTTGCAGATAGAGATAGGGATTTGCAGACAGCTAATTTCCATTTATCTCAACAGGCACAGAGTGCAACCCTTATCGGTACACTTAGACCTTATCCGCAGCCTGCTTATCTTACGAATAGCCCATATCAGAGCATTGCTGCTAACGTAGCTGGTGCTTGCGGCTGCGCTTATAATGTAGGCTAAAAATAAGTTATGTGCATTAACTGCACTGTATTAGGGGCGGTGCAAGCCGTCCCTATTGCTTTAAAAAACGATAAAATTTAAAGGTATCAAGAAAATACCTTGATTGCGTAAAGAGGTGAAAATAAATGATTTGCTACGAAAAATCTTCTTTGAACGCTGCGGCTGTTGCTGCTCAGTCTGTTGCAGCTAATGCTTTTGTTAGCTTTCCTATAAATAATCTTCTGACTGGCGTTGCTATTAAACATCCTGCTGGTAGCTCTAGTGTTAGCCTTATCCGTGGCTTGTACCTTGTTAGCGTAAATGCTGATGTTGTTCCTGCTGCTGCTGGTAATGTAGGCTTGCAGCTTCTGAGCACCACGGAAAGCACATCTTCTGTTATTAATGGCGCAGAAAGTATTGTCACTGGTGTTGCTGACACGGCCGTGAATATTTCCTTTACTACGCTTGTTCGTGTTCGTCCGTCCTGCTGCGCTGTGAATAATACAACTAGCTTGCAGGTACAGGCAACAGCAGCCGCAACTATCAACAGAGCAGCTATTAGCGTGGTTAAGCTTGCGTAAGGAGGTGTGGTTATGCACTCATATAAAGAGTATTGGAACAAGATTATAGGTGATGATACAAAAGAGAGAGCAATGGAAGAAATTGTTTGCAGTGCATTAGAAAAGCTTAAGATGCATTGCCCAGATCTTTTTTATCGCACGTTGTATGACTTGCACTGCGTAGCCTATGGTCCTCATTTCGATGAAGCACTTGCAAAGCTTGCAGTTAGCAAGATGCAGAACACGGATGGCACTAATGGTGAGCATTGGACGTATGAGCAGACCAATCAACTTGCAGAGCAGCATAATATTAAGCATAAAGCTGATTGGTATTATGTGCTGAATATGGTATATAGTGATTATGGTGCAGTGTTCAGCGGTGATACCGGAACACTTGTCAAGATTGCTAAAGCTTATATGTGTGACCCTGATGCTCCTAGCGGAAAAGTCCTTGACTTATGGGTAGCTCAAATGAGAGCCAAGGAAAGACAATAATTATATTATTTGCACCTGCTGTAAGCATATGCTATAATATATGTGTGGTTTGGTTTGAATTTGTTTCCGTTCGGTATCTCAATTATCTTCTTACTATTACATACGGCTAAAAAAAGCAGGTTTAGTCAGCCTGCTTTTTTGCTTGTGAGTTCCAAATGAGTTCCAAAATAAAAGCAACTAAAAAAATGAAAAAAATAAGCGTAAAGATATTCACAGCGCAATAGAAAACCGCTTGTAAAAAAGTAGTCGATTTAGTAGAATCAATATAGAGCAGTATTTGAGTAATAGAGATTAACGGATTTCCCGTATTAAAGGAGTAACTAAAATGCGTATTGTAATAGCTGGTGCAGGCAAGCTTGGC